GTTTCCCAGTCACGATCTGGACGGCCACGAGTTCAAGATCGGCTGGCAGGACTCGTCTGGCAATCAGGTACAGGGTGAACCCTTTATGGAGAACCTGGACGCAAGAATAATCGTGCCGGGGGCACAGATAGGGGGATAGATGAGCCTCAGACCTTTAGGGTTCAGCCAGCAAGGGCCGGGGACAAAGACGGTTGACGTATCGTTAACGCTGACCAGCGTTGGCGGTCATGCAGAAACAGCCGCTGTAGAGGCAGACGGTGGTCAGTCGAGAAAAAACCTGTCCCCGCTGGGATTCTCGCAGCAACCAAAGACATTCCAGGCGAAGAGCGTTGGCGACTCATCGGTAACGCTGCCCGGTGCTTCGGCTGCAGGTCAGGGCGAACACCTTGAGGGTGTCAGCGTCTCAATTACGCTTGACGGTGCCGAGGCATCGACAAAGTTTGGCGAGATACCAAGTCGGAAAAAACGTGGCGCACCAATCATCAGGTTCATTGATGAGGAGCGGCCTCAGTTACCTGAACAAGTCCCGGTTGTCCTCAATGACCGTCCGATAGATGACGAGCAGACGGCTTTTCTCAGAAAGAGGGGAACGGTTCAAAGTGAGCCAGAGCCGCAAAGCCAAGAGATTAAATTAAGAAATCGGTTTGTCCCGCAAGCCGTTACTCAGCCGGAGCAAGAGTTAAAGCTTCGATCCAGATATGTACCACAACAGACACAGAGCAGAGTTGTCGAGTTCAAGGCAAGGCAAAGATATGTGCCGCGCCAGGTCAGCTTTGACCCCATCGACGCTCAGGTAGAACAGAGAAGGAAGAGAAATGGCTACCGGTGATATTACTTTTTTTGAGGAAGCGTTGGATTTCGCGTTCTTTAGCGGATTCGGTGCGAGCGATGACATCAAGGTGGCGCTCCTTGACAACACCACCACGCCCACCGCGTCCTTTGCAACGCCCGCGCTGAGTGACTTTACGCAGGTAGGCACCAGTGGCACGTACACCGCTGGAGGCACAAGTATTGGCGGGTGGGATGCGCTCTCGACAGAGAGTGGCGGGACGCTGACCTTTGACTCTTCAACGAATCCCACATGGGCCGCTCATGCTTCAAATGATACGGACGCTTACTGGGGTCTGATTTATAACGACACACAGAGCGGTGACCCGGCAATTGCCTTCGTTGAACTTGGCGGACCAGTGAACATGCAGGCCGGGTCATTGACCATTACCTGGAACGCATCAGGTATCTTCACCATCTCGTAAGCAAGGCTGTGCAATGCAGTCTGTTTGCGCTGTTAAAAACGTGAGCTTACCGTGGCTGTAACCTTTCCAGACTCTGTTAGCAACAGGGTCACATCCGTTGCAGAGAATCCGGCAACGAATGACCTTTCGCACACGGTCACCTCCGGCACCACGCTGTTACTTTGCTTTGTTGCTGCTAACGCTTCCGAGTCGGCTTCCGGGATAACCTGGAACGGTCAGGCAATGACCGAGGTCAGCAAGGTCGATGCGACAAGTAATGTGTCAGGGGATGCGGGTGGCAGCTTGTGGGCCTTGGTGTCACCCACGCCAGCCACGGGTAATTTTGAGGTTACCTCTAACTCCGGTAGTTGGGGTTCGTGGCACATCAAGGCCGGTTTAAACGTACACGGTACAAAAATCTCGTCAGTCTCAGATGCTATTTCTGAACTGAGCAACGACGAGAATACGAGCGCGACCAATACCAACGTCCACGCATCGGGCGGTAGTTCAGGCAACAAATTGCTGTTCTTCGGTGTGGGCATTGGTGACGATATGGTGCCAGCGTCGAATGATGCCTCGTTTACCGAGCTTGCGGAAATCAATTCCGCCGGCGGTGCTGGTAACAACGCAGATGGTTGCGTTTATATCTGCGAGGGTGACGCGCCATCGGCAATAACCGTTACCTGGGGAGCAACCGACGAGAACGCTGGCAGTCTTTACCAGATCGTCGCGGCTAACGATGTAAATGTGTCAGCGTCCACCGAGACGCTAACGGTTGCCACGCCGCAGGCCAGTGTCGCGCTTGACGTTGACGTACAGGCCAGCACCGCATCGTTAACGCTGGCAGAACAACAAGCGTCAATCGCAAACGATGTCAACGTAACGACCAACGTCGAAGCCCTGACGCTCGCAGAGCAACAGGCGAGTATCGCGGTTGATGTTGACGTTAGTGCCAGTACCAGTGCGTTAACGCTGCAAGAGCAGCAGGCCAGTATCGCGGTTGATGTCGATGTAGCGACCAGCCTCGCTGAGTTGACGATCGCCACACATCAGGCAACGGTAACGGAAGGGGAGGTCGAGGAAACCCCTGCTAAGTCTAAGGGCGGGCGAAAACGAAAGCGTTACATCGTAGAGATCGACAACCAGTTTATTGAGGTGGCCTCTGTTGCCGATGCCCAGGCCGTACTGGAGCAGGCACGGGAGGTCGCTGAAGATGCTGCCACGCAGTTAACGGAGCCGGTCAAGGACATCCCGCGAATTAGCGTCAAGCTAATCAGTGGCAAGGAAACAAAGTCTAAGGTTCTTCGCCGGGATGTTAAGAAGACCCAGCAAGCGGTTGAGTGGATCTACAGGAAGGCTCAACAGAGGATTGACCGGGACAGGGAGATATCCCGGTTACTGCAGGCAAAGATCAGGGAAGAGGACGAGGAAGAGGAGGCCCTGATCGCTTTGCTGATGTGATGGAGTTAACGGATGGGTAAAGGAAGCCACAGACGGCCTACAAAGGTAGACCTTGAGGAGTTCGCCTCGTCATGGGAGCGAATCTTCGGGGATCGGAGTCTTAAGAAGGCCGCCGACCTCAAAAGAGCCGACAGAGAGTCAAGAGCGGCTGATAAGCAGGTCGATGGCGACCCAAGCTGATCCCGGCATTATGGATCGCTCGGCTTTCCAATCCTTAAGCGTCATGTAAGGCGTTTCCTTTTCAGGATGCGACAGGAGACGGGCGAGTTCGACAGGACCGACACCCAAAGCAGTCTCGGCCTCTAGTATTTTGTCACGTTGTGCGCTCATAGAGCGAAGTGTATTAGCTGTCATATTTTTATGTAAGGGTTTTTGTTGGAATTGAGTTCGGAATCGATGGCATTGGAAATCGCAGTAGCCGACTGCTGACAATCGGCTACGTGCGAACACTCCTACCTTCCGACGCCTCCACCTGAGCGATAATCATTCAAGTCAAAGTCCTTGACCGTCACGCTTTGTTTTACACCCAAAGCGGCCTGAACGTCCGCCTCAGGAAGCTTGTAGTTCTTCCCCGTTTTCAGGTCTTCGCAGATGATCGGATACTTACGGTTGCGCGGCTTTAGTCCGACAATCTTGTACAACCGAACACCCTTCACAAATTCGCGTCCGTAATCTTCCGGCTTCAGTCCAAACCATTCACAGGACTTTTCAAAAGCGTCCTTCAGTGGATCAAAACCTTCGATCTGCAGTTCAAGCTTGAACGTGATGGTGTTGTCAGAATAAGTGGCGTTGCCAGCGTGAATGGTGATGCCGTACTGCTCGCCCAAGTCCGCCAAGGCGGCGTCGATCTGTTGACGTATCAGTACGGCGTGGCCACGTTCAAATTTCTCAATCTTGCTCATGATTTTCTCCAGTGGTTAATGATGATTCACAACTCATCAGTGCCTTGAGTGTGTACGTTGATGATGTAGCTATTATGGGGGATAACTCACTAGTTGTCAACCCCCTATATTAATTAATTTCAATCCTAATTTAAGGTGAATTATGGAACGCCGAGAAGACGGCACGTTCCTTCCTGGACATGGCGGTAGGCCGAAGGGAAGCAGGAACAAGCTGTCGGAAGCTTTTATCAAGGCGCTAGCCGATGACTTCAGTGAGGCTGGTATAGCCGCGATTGAACAGGTCAGGGCAGAGCAGCCAGCGCAGTACCTCAACGTGATAGGGAAGCTTATGCCCAAGCTTATGGAACTGAGCGGGCCGGACGGTGATGCCATTCCACTATCAGGGAAAGTGACCTTTGTTAGCAGAGACGATTGAGCCTGAGTGGGAGTTCGCTGACCACGTAAGAGAGATTTGGAAGCCGTACAGGTACAAAGTCCTGTATGGCGGCAGGGGCGGCGTTAAGAGTTGGACGGTTGCGCGTTACCTGTTGATATCCGGGTTCCAAGAGCCGTTGCGTATTCTTTGTGGCCGCGAGGTGCAGAAGTCGATCAAGGACTCTGTCCATCAGCTTCTTGCAGACCAGATAAGGATGTTAGGCCTTGAGGGCTTCTACGAGGTACTACAGACAGAGATTCGGGGGAAGAACGGGACCAAGTTTTCGTTCACAGGTCTGTCAAATCTGACAGCGGAGACGATCAAGTCTTTTGAGGGCTACGATAAGTTCTGGGGCGAAGAGGCCGCAGGGTTTACCAGGAGGAGCATAGACATCCTCTTGCCGACCATACGCAAGGCCAACTCTGAGATTATTTTCACGCTGAACCCTGACCTTGACACCGACGAGGTGTATCAGCGGTTCATCGAAAGCCCGCCTGACAATTGCCTGTTGCTTGAGTGCAGTTATCACAACAACCCGTGGTTCCCGGACATCCTTGAGGGTGAGCGTAAGACCTTTCTTCAAGCAGTAGAGAAGGGAGCCAGGCGGCAGGAAGAGTACGACAACATCTGGCTTGGCAAGTGCAAGCCCGCTGTTGACGGTGCCATCTACGTCGATGAGGTCCGGGAGACGCTCTCATCCGGGAGACTGTGCGCTGTCCCTTACGACCCGAAGCTCAACGTGTACACGGTTTGGGATTTGGGTTGGAACGACAAGATGGCTATCGGTGTGGTTCAGACCGCTGCATCAAGTGTCAGAGTAATTGACTACATTGAGGACAGTCACAGGACGTATGACAGCTACGTCAACGAACTGCTCGCCAAGCCATACGGGAAGAAGCTTCAGATCAACTCACGCGCTGCATGGCTCCCGCATGACGGTAAGGCCAGGAACCCGCAGACCGGACTGTCGCCCATAGAGCTACTGCCAAAGCTTGGTCTTAAGACGGACCCTAAAGGTGTTCCTGACATTGGGATCAAGGCCGGAATTGAGGCGGCGCGGCAGATGTTCCCACGGGTCTACTTCGACAAGCAGAACTGTACCCCGCTCTTTAATCGGCTAAGACGGTACGCACGGGTGATCTCTCCGACTACCGACGAGCCGATGATGCCTAAGAAGGACGAGAACACGCACGGCGCGGACATGTTCCGGTACATCGCGGTGGTCGAGAAGGAACTGCACAACCAGACGCAGGAAAGAAAGCCGATCAAGTATTCAAACCGGGGGATCGTGTGAGCGATAACAAAACGGGCTGCTCTACATGCAAAAGCAAGATGGAAGCGATGGAGACACGGATCGCCTTGCTGGAGGCATGGGT